CGCGCGGTTGTACGTTTCAACGGTAAGATAAGGCTTTAGCCGGTTGAGTTCTTCGAGGGTTTTGTTGTAGCGCTCTTGTTTAGTGGCCACGCTATCGGTAATTTGACGCGCGCGAGCGGCTTCGTCTTGGTATGTCTTGAGTTTGTAAACCTCAATGTCGAAAGCTTTTGATTTATCTTCTGACAGTTTTTTGGATTTCAAAACAACATCGTTATTTTTTATAAACTCGGCCGTGTTTTTGTCTACTTCTACTGTCAAGTTTTGCTTTGCTACGGACGCCATTTTGTCCGCTTTTTGCATCGACTCTAAGTCCGCTTTAGCCATTTCTAGCTGATGCTCTAGTAGGTCGAACTGTTTCTTATCAAAAAGCAATCCCCCAACAATTGGAATATGCCTCCGATTGGCCATTGATTCGACCTCGGAATTCAACTTGTTTATAAGTTGTATTTGCTTTTCAATTCCGGTCGCGTCATTAAAACCAAATAATTTATTTAACGCTTTTGCAGCCATTTCCGCCGCTGGCGTCAGCACATTTGCCAAGGCGTCTCCTAGCGAAATTGCAATGCCGCTCATTGTCGACATAAATCTGTCCCATTTAAAACCAGGACTGTTCGCCATTTTGTCAAAAGCTTCTTCTGTCGCCCCCGCTTTTGATGCCATTTGCGCCAGAATGTTGTTAAATTCAACGCCGGCATTACCTGTCAACGCCAAGGCCGGCACTAATGATTCAACGCCGCCAAATAAAATCGCCATTTGATCGGCGCTGCCTTTAGTTTTTTGTTTAACCTCTTCCAAAAATTTAGCAAATCCCATTGCTTGCACGCCGGCGGAATTAAATTGCAACCCTATTTCCTCGGCAAGCCTTGCAGCCTCTGCGCTTGGTTTTGCAACAGACGCCAGGATTGCTCTGATGCCAGTCACGGACTCTTTTGCCGACACACCACCGAGTGTTAAAGCAGCCATTGCCGCAGTAACCTCTTCCACGCTAACTTGCATTGCGGTTGCCAACGGCACAACTTTGCCTATATTGTCCGAAAGCTCTTGTATAGACAGTTTGCCAGCAAGTGATGCAGTAAAAAAAGTATCTGCAATTTCAGACGCAGTGCCAGCTGCTTCGCCATAACCTTTGATAATTGATGTCAAGCCATCAACAGCAACCATTAAATCCGCATTACCGCCTATTGCCAGCCTATTTGCTTCAGTCAACAATGCTGTTGCTTTTGCGGTATCTGTTATACCCGCGGACAATATGTCGTAAAATCCGGCAGACTGCCGCACTGCCGTTGTTCCAAACTGCACAGAAAGCTTACGAGAAGCAGCATCGAGTTCTTTGATTTGCCCCGTTGCCCCGCTGATTTGAGTTGATAATGCGGCTATGCTTTTGCTGTACTCGTTTGATTTTGCGACCAGTCCGGCAAGAAAATCAACAGAAATGCCTACGCCAATAGCCCCAAGAATATTGTTGATTTTGTCGACAGCCCCGCTGACTGTACGCTTGGCCTTGTCCATGTCCGACGCAAGCCGGGCCATGTTGGCCATGAGCTGGATTTCAAGGGTTCCTGCAATCATTGTTGGGCGATTTTCCGGAGATTTTCTTTGGTTCTTTGGCCTGCGAGGTATGCCGCCGACATCTGCGGCGGCGCATCTTCCCAGGCTGTTTGCGCGTTTTGTTCAGTTGCTTTGTGCGATTCTGCGAGGTAGGTTTCTGAAAGCCGTTTTAAAAACCTGGCTTCATACGCTTGCAGCTCGACGCCGGTGTTATCCATCCAGGCTTTTAGCTCCGCGTGGCTCAGCGGCTTATCGCCTTCGGTGATGCCAAGCTCGAATAAATATCCGAGGATGTGCGGCGCATCGCACGGGGGGAATTCAATCTCGATTTTGTAATGCTCGAAGAGATCGCGCCGCGAGGTGCGCTGCGGGTATTCTTTGTTTTGAGGCGCGGCATTGAGCCAGGCCAGATGCTTGACGTATATTTCTAATTCGGCGAAGAGCTGTTCGTAAAATTTGACCAATCGCCGATGTGCTTGGCGACTTGATCGGCAATGAAACCGATGGACACGTCGGAATAAACCGCCAGCGCCAAGGCGCGGCCGGTCAATCCGTTGTATTCCATGTTTTCAAAACTTTCGGTGCAATCGGCCAAAAATTCGGCGGATTCCGCTGCGCGTTGTTCGGCGGTTTGGTCGCTTTTGCCTTTGCGCTTGAGCTTATCCATCAACCGGTTATTCTGTGCAGCCTGGGCGCGCGCATATTCTTTGGAGCCTGGGCCGTAAAGATTAACGCAAACCGGCTTTGGCTGATCGTCGTCGGTGTAAATCAGTTCGTCGTTTGCATCGCGCAAGTGCAATTTTGATGTAGGTTTTACTGCGAGTTTTCTGATGTCCATTTGTTTTCTTTCCGTGGGTTAAAAAAATTAATGCCATTGCCAAGCCGCCCCTTTTCCCCACGGCTAGGAAAAAGACGCGGCCCGGCAGGTGCTCATTAAGCAGCAGCAACAACAACCGGCGCTTTACACAAAACAATGCCAGCAGTGCGGATCATGGGTGTGTTTTCTGCTTGCTGCGACAATTCCCATTTGTTGACAATGACATCCAGATAATGGATCTCACCATCTGGATAAGTAATTTTTAATGAATAATGATTAGGCGACGCTTCCGCTGCTTTTAAAATTACTTGCCCGACATCGGCTGGGATATCGCCCATTGTCATATCACCAGTTCCGTATCTCGCAGAACCTTTAATAAATTCAACCGCAGCGTTGATCAACGGAACTTCTTGTGTTGGACGGTTAGATCCCAACGCCGGGAAACTAATTACCTTGCCGATTGCGGTGTATGTGATTGTGGTTGCGCCATAGCCCGCCGCGTCATAGGTAGCTGGCAATGAAGCACTGATTGCATACGTCGTGTCTGTGTACGATGCGGTTGCTGTATGTGCTGGCATCTTGTCTTTCTCCTGCGCCTCGCGGCGTTAAGGTCAATAAAAAAACCCGGGGCGTCTCACGACGATGCCGGGCGCTGGGTGCTGCTGTTTATCTTGCGTAGGTCACAAAATAATCCATGGATTGCTCAAAAATTTGCGGGTTTTCGTATTCCAGATCGGGGCCGTCCGATTCATAAGTCAAGCTCAGAACGCTGATGCTGTTTACCGTGCCATGCGTGCCCGGCAATGCATCGCGGGTCAGTTCGATGATTTCTTTTTGCTGCGTGTAAGTCGAGGCGTTGACCGTGACCTGAATACGCTCAGTGACTTGTTGATTCGATCCGCGCTTAATCACGCTTAATTCCGTTCCGCTGATCTGGCGGATTGAAATGGCGGGTAATTCGGTGTTGACCGGCACCACGCCCGCTTTGATCTTTGCCGCCGGCACAACGGCGATTAAACTGGCGTCGTTTGCCAGCAGGTGATAAATGACTGCGACGCCGCTCATTCGTCGACCTCGATTACAATGTCCGCAGTATCAAGATCGTGCTTGGTTGCAAGACGTTTTTTGATGTATTCGCCAACGGCGACGACAGCGGCGCCGGCTTGCGCGTCCATTGCGGGGCGCAAAAACGGACGCGGTTGAATGCCGGGGTGTTTGCCGTGCGGTTTTGTTCCAAATTCAATGAAGTGAGCATAAAAAGGATCCGCTCCAGTTTTTTTGCTCTTCCCTCCCGCAATAATACTTGCTGTTATTTTTCCATCGCGCCGGTCGATGCGGCCTGATATGCGGATGCTGTCGCGCAAAGCGCCTTGATATAACCGGTACCGTTGCTTGTTCGTTTCCGACGGCTCGCCAGTCGGCGCGGCGGATTTAGCCGCATCTCTGATCGGCTTCACGCCGGCGCGCAACGCGCCCCGGATAACGTTTGCTTCGATTTTTGCAGGAAGCTGGCTAAGAAACGTTTGTAGCTCACTCAAACCCTTGATATTGATTGTTGTCACGTGCTGTATCTCTCAATCATGCACTCAATGTATTCTTTGTTCCCCAGCGTTGCCGTACCTGAGACGATTTGATAAACATTGCCGTCGATTAAAATACGCATGGCGCTATTGATGTCGGAGCGATACCGCGCGCGCCATCTTGCCGGTTGCGTATTGATCGATACGCCCCGGTTTAATTCTTCCGATCTGCTTGGCAAAACGTCCTGAATGTTGCACCAGACCACCGCCACCAGTGCCCAGGTAACTTGCTCAGTGCCATAGGTTGTTTCATTCGTGCCCGTTTTTTGTTCGATCCGGCAACGTTTGTTTAGGTTGATGTTCAATTTTTCTTCTGCTGCGGAAACGTATCCGGATCAATTTTCTCTGACCGGCGCTTTGGTTTTGTTCCAGGTTTTTGTTCTTTGGAGTCGATCCGCTCGACTTCGACGCCAGCGGCTTGCATTTCCGCGATGATTTGCTGCAGCCCTTCTTTTAAGCCACAGAAGCCGGTGTGCGCGTGAATTTCTTCGTAGCGCTCGGGGTCGAACCCAAGCAGCATGATTTTTTTTGCCCCCGCTCTGAATGCAATGCGAATTGCTGCCAGCGCGTTGTTGCGGATCTCGATTGTTGCGCCGTCGGGCATGTGAACGGTTTCATACATCATGCCGGCATAAAGCGCGTCGTATTCGTCATGCTCGACGCCAAGCACGCGCATGCCTTCAAATTTTAACCGGTCGGCCTCTTCCCAAAACGGGTGATGCGGGTCTAGTGCAACAAACATCGTGGCCCACGGCGCGAACTGAATCGCGCGGTTGCATGCGATGGTGATGTGATCTTTTGCTGTTGCCGCCAGCTCTTCAGTCATGTCCGGCCCTGCTCCGATAATTGCGACGGTTTTACCGGCCCATAAATCCGGCGGAATTTGCCAAGGCTTTGTCATCAGTACCCCCAAATTTTTTCGGAATCCAGCAAGCTGTCAACGAAATGCGGCAGAAAAACCGGCGAACCGTTGGAAAATGTCACTTCGTCCCGCGCTTCGTACAGCGTTTTGACGCGCATCAAAATCCAGTTTTTGACGCATTGCGGCACTGCTGACGCCGAACCGTACCCGGCAACAAACCGAATCTTGACCGCGTTGATTTGATCGCGCGGCGTTGGCCATATTTCACCATACGCCGGGGTTATCCGGGAAGCGGTGCTTGCGGTGCTGGTTGCGTCGACTACATAATCTGCGCTGTCGATGGTTTGCGTAACGCCATCCTGATCGACATAAGTAATTGCGGTGACTTGCTGCAACGGCGGCAGTTTGATTTCCCATTCCGGGAAGCTGTCAAGGTACATGTCAACCGTTTGCGTGATCAGATAACGCTTGAGCAACGTTTCCGCATGTTGCCGCGCGGCTGCGATGAATATATTCAACAACGGATCGCCGGTGGTGTTGCTGCTGGGCACTTGCGCGCCCAGGCTTGCATCGGCGATGTTGTCGGTGTACGTGGTCGTGGTGTTGTCGGCGATTGTGGCCAGCAAATAATAAATCGATCCACCCGCTGCGGTGCGGTAAATTTTGCGCGATGTGACAAGGCTGCCGCCGATCGGTATCGCCGAAAGTGATACCTTGCCGTTCACGCTTTTATCCGCAACCGTCACCGGCGACGAAATATCCCCGCCATCCGTTTCGCCGTCCGCAGTAACAAACGTGCAACGATAACGGTGCACACCGTTGTCAACATTGCCGACACCAGAACCAAGCGCGACAGTAATCGCGCCAGGCGCTGGCTCTTGGTTATCTGCATCGATTCTGCAATGCTGTATGACCTCGGCAATTGTCACCGGCTCAGTGGCTGGCTGGGTGTAAACAACATACGTCATGAATAGGTTTCGCTTGCGCGGTTATCCCAACTTGCAGCGTAACGTCCATCATTTGCCCACGTGATGGTTCCGTCAGCCAATGTTTCGCGCATAATCGACCAGGCTAAAGCCGAGGTGGCTGTTCCTGGATCGGCAAAACCGGTATAAGCATAAGTTGCGCCGGTTTCTGTTAATATTTTTTCACGCTGCACGACTGACCCGCCGGGCGTTTGTACAAAAGTCATTTGTTGCCTCCGCGTTTTCTAACTGGCTTAACAGGCTTGACCGGTTCTGGCTGCCGATCTGCTGCTGGCCGCTGTTGCTCTGCCAGTGGTAGATCTGCCGGGACCGGGCGGCTCTGATTCTCAACAATCTGCGCGTCGTGTGCATTTAAAAACACCATTGCAAGTTCGAGATGACCTTCGGTCTTGCCCATGTCGTAAGTCTCACCGGCTGCATAAGTGTGAATTGTGTAGCCGTTGTGAGACCCTTCACGGGTTTTAAGCATTTTGATTTTCATTATGCTTCGTAGCCGGTCAGCTCAACCATGAATTTGCCTGCGGTGTAGGTTGCTGCTGGTCCCGCTGGTCCCGCCTCGCCGCCTGTCAGATAAAGATACTCATTCGCCGCTGGCATGTTGCCGAAAGCTTTGGAGCCGTTAAGGGTCCATGCGCCGCCAGACGTAACCAGTGCAGTTTCTGCAAGAGATCCGATGCCGCTATCGAATACGCCGGTGGCTTCAGTGGCCGAGTACAAATCAACGTCATCCGCGCCGCCCGTTGGGACTTCCAAGCAAGTCATCGTGCCAGCAATAATGGTGCCATTGCGAGCTGCGGTGATTTGCCCGAGGTATGCCGCACTTGATCCGACTCCGATGATGTCAAGATCGGTTGTTGAAGATCCAAGACCGGTTAAATCAATAAAAATTTTTGTGGTGATAATTCCGCCGACACGTTGCACGCTCGTTTTTATTACGGTTCCGGTGCCGCCGGTAATGCCTGCGCCGGGCGTGCCGTTGGTTTTGCTGGTTAAATCCAGCTCGCCGTCTTCACCAACAACCAGCCTGCCGCCGCCTTGCTCAAAATAAATTGCTGTATTTGGCATGTTTTTTCCTCAGTTGATCCTGTTAACCGGGGATTTCCCCGGCTTTCGGTTAAGCTGTTACGGTGTCAGACAATACGACTGTGCTGCCCTGCGTGACCGGCGCGCTTGTCGGGTTGTATTGAATGGCAATAATGCCGTCGAATGGCGCATTGGCGGTTACGTGGAAGATCTGGCATTCGACAAATTGCTTATTGACTTCCGGAACGTCAAGAATCACCAGCTTGTCGTCGTAGCTGGTAGCCGTGGCAGTCCCGCTGACAAGCGCATCAGTAACAAGGCTCATCTGTGCAGTGTCGTTGGTTGTTGCTGTTGCTATTTTCAGCGAAACCACGGAGGTGTCCAATACGTTGCCCATCATGGCGACAAACATGACGCTTTTGAAGCATTCCATGTCGATAATGGTGCATTTTGTCGGCGTGGCCGATGCAGCACCTGCTCCATCCGCTGAAACACGGGTGATTTTTGCGTTGTTTAGCAAATTATTTAGCATGATTTGTCCTTAAAAACGGTGATTTTCAAACAAAAACCCGGCATTTTCAGCCGGTTTTAAGCAGTTTTTTTGCTCAGATTTGCGTTAAGATGCCGCGATTTTCAGCTTTTTAATAGCTTCTGGCAGCACAACAGCAGATCCGGAACGCTTGCGAGCGCGGAAAATTACCAGTCCGTTGTCGGCTTCGGTAGTGTAATCCGCTTGAAAACTGATGCCGATGCGATCAACAATTTTGTAACCACGCCGAAAATCCCCGTAAATAACCGGGTAAGTGTTTGCTGCGACGTTGGGCATGTCGGGCATTTCAACGTACCTTACGCCCTCGATGGTTGCCGGTGCCGCGTTGGCAATGCCAGGTTCCCACAGGTATTCACCCAAGCCGTTTGTAAGCTTACGAATTTTGCCGAGGGTTGCTCGGTTAAAACCAAGCAATGCATTTCGTGCGTAGCCTGTTTTTAACGAATAAATTAAATCGAATATGCCATCGGCTGTAATCGCGGCAGCCTCACCGGAAACAACCTTTGAAATGCTGTCGTTGGTTAAAATGCCTTCGCCTTGATTGGCGGCATTGAGACCTGAGATATATTCAGCGCCTTCTTTGACTGAGAATTGCTCGGCAGCATCTTCGCGCAGTTCTGCAAGCATGTCATAACCGGCATCCTCAAGCATTTGCTGCGATATTGCGATACGCGCAAACATTTCGGGCGCTTTAATCTCGATAAGCCCGTACTGCGGGTCGCCGGTATTGGTTCTGCTTGATATTTCGCCGACACGGCTTGCTGAGCCGCTTGATGTTTTCTTGGGCTGTTTCAAAGATTCGCCGCCAATCGTGCGCACTGTTGCAAGCGCTCTCATTGGCGTCATTTCAACGATATTTTTGAGGATCTCAACTTCCATATCTGGCGGTGCGAGTAGATAACCAGCGCTCGCATCGTCGGACTTGACTACAGAGTTTGCATAATCGTGAATAATTTTAATGTCTTGCGTGTTGCGTGCTTGCGGAACGCAGCGCATTACGCGATCGAAAGCATTGCGCACTTCTTTTTGTTTGTTGCTTGGCGCGCCAGGACTTGGTCGATTCAGCAACTCTTCAACGCGGTCTAGTTGTTCTTGCATTGCTTTGTTTTGTTGCTCTGCAAGCACCAGCTTTTGGTTGGTGTCTTCGTATTTATCAAACACTTTTTCAATGTTCGCAAGCTTTGCTTCAAGCAATGCGTCACGTTTTTTTGTGTTTTCATCGTTTGTCGTTTTGAATTCTTCGAAAGCATTCATTACGACTTCAATAGCGTTTTTATCTGGCATTTTAATTACCTTCTGGTTAAGTTTTTAATAAATTGAGCCAGTTTATTGGCTTGATCTATGGTTAAACCATCATCACCGTCGCGGCAATCTTGGCCACCTACGCACAGCATTCCGGCTATGCGTTTTGCCTGCTTGATCGAGAAGCCTTCTACATCGCGCAGAATCCTCTCAATTTCGCGGGCATTTGGTACGTTTTCGTTTAAATTTAGCAGATCATCGGGCGTGTGCGCATACAGCGCTAAGATGTTTGATCTTGCGGCTTTTGGTTTTTTCTTTGCCGGAACGATTTCATCCGCAAAACCTGCGTCGATTGCTTCTTCCGGGTTAAACCATGTTTCAGCAGCAATCCATTGCGCCAAATGATCGCGTGATCTCTCTGTTCTTGCGTGGTAAATGTCGACAATTCCTGATTCCAGGCTATCAAGCACATCGGCTTCTTTACGCATGGTGTCGGCATCGCCAATTACGCCAGACCAAGGCTTGTGGATCATGATCATTGAGCCTTCGGCAATTTTTATTTCGTCGCCAGCCATAGCAATAACTGATGCAATGCTGGCCGCTATGCCGTCAACATTGATAATTACTTTTGC